ATGACTTATATTTTTTATGCAGAGTTGTTTTGCAAACAATTGAATCTCCAACGCCAGGATATAAAGACTTATACAAACCAACACACAAGCACATTACAGACTTTGTTCAGAACAACACTAAGCCAGAACAAAGGCTTTTAATCTTATGTCCAAGAGGTTGGGTTAAGACATATATAACTACGATAGGATACACTATTCAGCGAATTTTGAGAAACTTGGTTAATAAATCTGGAGACACCGTTCTAATCTCAAACGCAACTTTTACCAATGCTCAAATGTTTTTGAATAAAATAAAGTATAATTTTCAGTATAATGAGTTATTGCGTTCTCTATTTCCTGAAATACCAAGAGAGCCAGATAAAGAAGCTGAACGCTGGACAATGAATGAAATAAAGATTGGACAGACTTTAGTTGAAACTGGGTCTGTTGAAGGAAACCTGGTATCAAAACATTATAGCTTAATGATAAATGATGACTTGGTAAATAGAGAAAATTCAGGAACAAAAGAACAGATTGCAAAAGTAATTGATTGGTGGAAACTGGCTCGTTCATTACTTGAATCCAAAGGGCTGGAAGTATCTCTTGGCACTCGTTGGTTCGCTGATGATTTATACGGATATATGCTTAAAGAATTTCTTGGATTAGATGAGGCTGCTTTTAAGGAACACAGAAAAAATCCGTTTACTGAAATTCATAAAGACGAGTATCATTATTTGCGATATGGTTGCTGGCAAGACCCTATAAATGAAAAAGGCTCAACATTTCCTACTCTTTTTCCTGAAGAAAAGCTACACAAGATAAAAAAAGAGCAGGCAGAATTTTTTGATGGGCAAATGCTTAATGACCCATTTGCTATGCAGCAAAATTTTATTAAGCAGAATTGGATACAGCATTGGAGAAGAGGAGAATTGCCGGAGGCTAAGTTAACTTTTATGCTTCTTGACCCTGCTGGTAAAGAAACAGAAGGTAGTGATAATTCTGGGCTGGTCGTAGTTGATGCTGGAAGCGATAAGAAACTTTATGTTATACTTGCTCAAAGAAGAAAATTATCTGATATGAAAATTGTTGAATGGCTAATTGAATTAGCGTCTTATTATCAACCAATGATGATAGGTATTGAAGAAGGTAAGTTTGAAATTTATAGAGATTTAGTAAATTTTTTAGCTCCACAAATGATTAGAATGGGTAGAGTAGCTGCTGGAAGTCATCAGTATTGTTCATCTATCTCCAATATTTTAATTCCATTAAAGCATAAAAATAGACCAAAAGAATTACGAGTAAGAAATTTACAAGGCTGGGTTGAGTCTGGAAATCTTTTATTTGCTCCAACTGGAATGGATGCATTGATTGATGAATTACTGCGTTTTGGAAAAACTATTCATGATGATATTGCTGATGCTTTAGCTTATATTCTTGATGTTGTTGTTTTTCCAGAGAATGTGCCACAGCAAAAAATATTAGATGATAGGCATAAAACTCAAGAAGAATTAGAAAAAGAATACTGGGAACAGATGGTAGGGGAAACTGGAAGTCAATCTAATTTATTAGGAGAAATAGACTAATGATATATTTAACTTTTTCTCTTTTAATTGTTCTCGTTATTTTACAAATAATAAACTATAAAGAAAAAAAGATTTTAGTAGAAAAGATTACAGCATTAAAAATGTCTAATAGTTTTCCCACAAACGAAATTAAATCTGAAATTAATTCTCAAAAGAAGTTAGATAGTAGTATGGAAAAAATGCTTAAGCAGTTTGAAGAAGATTGGACGCCAGAATTTTTAACAGAAGAAAAGATAATTGGAGAAGAAGAAAATGGCTGAAAATTTTATAGAAATAGAAAATAGAATTCTTGCTGGAAAAGAATTGTCGGATGACGATAAGGCTTTTGTAGTTAATAAAGTTGATGACTATTGGAAAAATCATCCAGATGTAGTTTATAATTTTCCTAAATGGAAAAAGATTTTAGCTTGGATAGCTGGTTATCAGTATATTGATTATAACACTGTTAAAAGAGAACTTCAACCAGTTCCTTATATCAAAAGAAAAATTACTGTTAACCGATTAAAACCAATTCTACGCCAAATGCTGGCTAAAATTAAAACAACTATTCCAGAGCTTGGTGTTGTTCCTAATACCAGAGAATATGAAGACATAAGTGCTGCTAAACTTGGAGACCAATTGCTTGAAGCATTAAGCAATAAAATTAAATTTCAAAGAATAAGAAAAGACTTCTTTTCCTGGTTATTAACTTTAGGGCGGTCTTGTATAAGAGTATTTTGGGATGAAACTCAAGAAGGCATTGTTTCTTATGAAAGAGTTATTGATAAAGAAACTGGAGAATATAAACTTGAAGTTGTAAAAGCTCCTGGTGAAGTTGGAATGGAGGTTGTTTCCCCATTTAATTATAGGCATGACCCATTATTTTCTTCTCCTGAAAAATGGAGATGGTTTCTATTTGGAGAAGTTGTTGACAGAGATAGATTAGCAGAAGCTTATAATGTTGATGTAGAGACATTATCGCAAGAAGAAGACACATCGCTTGATATTTTATATGCTCAACCATTTGATATAACCAGAGATGAAACAGATTTAGTGGGAGTTGGAGGGATTGAATCTTCACAAAAAGAAAATAGTTGTTTTAGATATGAGTTATGGACACCGAATATTTTTATAATAGTTGGTGGTGGACAAGTATTGGATTATGGAATTAATGCTGATAATATAATTCCATTTTTTACTTATGAAGATAAATTAATTCCTTTTGAACTTCACGAAAAAGGAATTACTTTGAATTCAAGCATTTTTAAGGATTTATTACCAATTCAAAAAGAATATAACAGGTTTGTAAGTAATTTAAGTTCTACGATTGAAAGAGCATCAAAGATTAAAGTAATGACTCCATTAGGCTCATTACTAAATAAAAAGCAAATCTTTGATGATGGTTCTGTTGTGGCTATTGATTATAATCCTCAATATGGCCATCCTACTCAACTAAAACTTGACACTACTTCTCCTGAAGCTATGGCATTTAAACAGGAATTAGAAAGAGAAATGGAGAATGTTTCTGGTGTTCATGAAGTAAGTTTTGGAAGATTACCAGAAAGAGCTTCTCATGCTTCTGGGACACTGGTTAATTTACTTCTTGAACAGGACGATAGTTTAATTGACCCATTAATCAAAGAAGCAGATGAAAGTGTTTTCTCTCCCGCCTGGAGTTATTTGCTAAAATTAGTGCAGGACAATTATAATGAACCTCGTATTTTAAAGATGGTTGGAAGAGATAAAGAAGACGCAGTGCTGCCATTTAGAAGTGCTGATTTAAGAGACAATACTGATGTCTTTGTTTCAACTAATGTAAGCTTGCCTAAAAGTAGGGCGTTGAGAACAGAATGGATTATTAGAATTGCTCAAATGGGATTAATACAAGACCCAAAAACAATTCTTGAATTGCTGGAATTTAGTGATGCAAAAAGAGTTTATGAAGATGAGCTTGTTCATGAAAAAAGAGCTTCTGAAGAAAACCAAAAAATTGAAGCTGGTTTAATTCTTACTGAACAAGATGCTCTTAAAATGATTTATATATTGGATGACGACACTACTCATTTGAAAATTCATTTGAGAGATAGGTTATCTTCTAAATTTGAAAAATATAATTCTTTACAACAGAGTGTGCTTGAACTACATATTCAAGCTCACTTACAAAAATTACAGGCTGCACAGCAACAGCAGCAGGCCATGCCTCAACTGCCTACGCAGCAAGAAGGACAGTCTGCTCCGTCTCAACAGCCAACTTCTGAAGAAATACCAGGTCAGCCCCCAGTTCCTGGGCAAGCCGCTCCTGGTATTGAAGGAAGCACTGAAAGTGAGGAGTATTAATTATGCCTAAAGAATTGATTGAAGAAGAAATTGAAAACGAAACTGAAGAAAATGAAGAAGTTGAAGACAAAGATTTTGATTCTTTAACAGAAGACGATTTTCCTGACATTGATTTTTCTAAACTTGGTGAAGAGATATTAGCAGAAGAAGAGTTTGAAGATGAAAAAGAGCAGGAAGTAAAAGAAAAAAATGTAGAGGAAAAAGTAGAAAAAAAAGAAGAAACGAAAGAAGCAGAAGAAAAACAAAAAAGAGAAGTTAAGAAAGAACTTGAGGGTATTCTTAGTGCTATAAATAAAGACGAAACTCTCAAGTCAAAAGGATTAGAAGTAAAGATTGAAGACTTTACTGAAGAAGAATTAAAAGCACTTCTTCAGAAAGGATTAAGATTTTATCAGGCAATGGATGAAGTTGCCAAAGAAAGGGAAGCTGTTTCTTCTCGGATGAAAGCTTTAGAAGAAGCCGTAGAGTATCTACAGAGACATCAACAGCAGGAAGGGATGGCATCTCGTGATAGTAAGGAAGCAGCAGGTCAACCTGCTCAACTTCCTGAAGAGATGCTTGAGATTTCTGAATATGATGAACCTCAAGTAGTTGCTCTAAAAACTGCTCTAAAGCAATTGAGTGAGAAGGTTAACTCACTATCAAGTGTGTATCAGACCACTCAAACCCAGAAGGAACAGGAAGCTTTGCTTAAGGAAATTGAGAGTTTGAAAGAAGACTATCCGTTAGCAAATGTTGAAGAAGTATTAGCTGTTCATTTTTTATCTGGGGGAAAAATTCCTGTGCAAAAAGTTATGGAAGCATCTCAGAAGTATTATGGGTCTGTAGATTTTGTTAAAAAAATCTTTCAGGCTCACCCAGAAATTAGAAAAAATGTTGAAGAAGAGATTGTAAAAAATTACCTGACAAAGCAATCTGGAAAAAAATCCACTCCCAAAGTTAAAGTTTCTGGCACGGCGTCCAAGCCCATTGTGTCTAAACCTTCATCGGAAGACATAACTTTTGAAAATGTCTCCGAAAAGGCTCTGGACTATTTAAAAGAATTACAAAGATTAAATAAAGAAGAGGAATAAAATGACCGATTATGGACAAGAATTTCGATATGTTAGCGATGCATTAAAAGATGTTTATGCACCGGTTATGAAAAAGCAAATCCCCAAGATTTCGCCATTATATAATTTATTTCAGAAAAAACCGAAACAGGCTTTTGCTGGTAAGCAATTTATTATCCCACTGCAGTTGACTTTTTCTGAAGCTGTTGGTGGAAAAGCTGGTGATATTTATACTTTACCTACTCCCCGCAGAATTAGTTATGACCAGGCTTCTATTACTGTAAAAAAGATTTATGGTAGAGTTGGTATTGATGGCTTGGCTCTCAAATCATCGCAGGGTAAAGGTGGCTGGGTTGACCTTTTGACTAATGAAATTGAAGGCAATACCGCTGCTTTTGCTATTGATTTAGATAGACAGCTTTTATGTGGTGGAAAAGGTGTGCTTGGTTTAGTTCATACTACAATTAGTTCATCACAGAATTTTATTTTAGTTAAAGACCCTGGCGGAATTACTGGTGATACTCCTATAACTAAATTTTATAGAAAAGGAATGGTAGTTACTGTTGGAACTGGTTCTACTGAATATACTATTACTGGTATTACTCCAGGTGCTGCTGGAACTGCCGCAATAAGTGTTTCTCCAAATATTGCAGCTGCTACTGCTGGTGATGCTATTTATCGCTCTGGTGTTTATAGTGCTACTGCTGACAAACTCGGTGAAGTGATGGGAATTGAAGGTATTGTTGGAACTGGGAATACTCCTGGCTCAACTTTTGAAGGAATTGATGCTTCTGCTGTTTCTGAATGGCAATCTTATGTAAGAACCAGTGCTGGTGGTTTTACTGAATTACTTTTACAGCAGGCTTTGGATGAAATTGAACAGACAAGTGCTGGTGAACCTGTTGATATTGCTATTACTGGTTATGCTATCAGAAATAAGTTAATTACCCTTATGCAAGCTCTACGAAAAATTGATACTCTTGACTTGAAAGCTGGTTGGAAAGCTGTTAAGTATGTTGGTGGTGCTTTGGAATTACCTTTCTTGGTTCATCCTAAATGTCCTACTGGATATGTTTATCTCTTATCTACCCCGCACCTTAAAATCTACGAATTGCTGCCTTTGACTTGGGATAATAGTGGTGGTGGGATTATTAAACCTGTTGCTGGAAGCGATGCTTATGAAGCTTGGTTCAAGACTTATATCAATTTTGGAACTGATTGCCGCAATGCTCACGGAAAAATGACTGGTGTTACTACTGCATAAAAATTAACAATAAACATCGTGTTTTAAGCGAGACGCCTCTGCTTTAGAAATAAGGCAGAGGCTACTCTTGCTATTTATAGGAGAAAAGTATGATAGCTCCTGATTGGTTTGTTATAGAACTTAAACTTATTGATAAAGATTATTTTTGCGTATGGGATGGAAGATTGCATAGATGGATGATACGCTGGTGGAATACTCCACATATTGAAAAGAGAGATATAAAAAATTCTGAAGATTTTAGAAAGAAAAGTATTTTAGTAATGAAGGTAGCTGAAGAAGATGGTAATGGAAAAGATATTGGGTATAGAGACCTTGACCAACGAACTCTAACTACACTGCGTAGAAGGAAATGGTTAAGTAATTTATCTACTGAAAAATTGATAAGAATGTTAGACAATGCTAATGAAGAAAATCAGAATAAGACAGATGAAGAAATAAGAGATATGATAAGAGATGCTGCTACTATCAGTTATAATGCTATGAAAAGGATTTGGTGGTAAAAATGACAAGAGAAAATTTTAGGACTTATGTTAGAAGTTTAATTGCAGAACCTTATGCATCTTATTGGACAGACCCTGAAATAGATGCTTATACTGATGTAGCATTAATTTTATTGCTTAATGAATTCTGGTATCTTTTAAAAAAGACTTATAAAAAAACTGGTTATTTATCTATTACTTCTGGAAATGATACAATTGATTTACCTGCTGATTGTTTAAAAGTTCTTTCTATTAAGATAAAAGATAATCCAATGCAGGGGTTTGATTATATTCCTGAAGATGCTGAAGATTATTATGAAAAAAATGAAATACCTGGCTGGACATTTGAAGAAGGAAAAATAAAAATAAATCCTACTCCTACTCAAAGTAAAGCGGATTATCTTAAAATAAAATATTTACCTAAAATTACTTTTGAAAATTTACCTGATTGCCTTTTCCCATTATTAGCTGTAAGAACAATAATTCAAGCAAAGATAAAAGACGAGAATGTTCCTGTTTATATTATGAGACTTGAAGAACAATACAAACAAGCTGCTATGATTTTTTTAAACAATGTTCAAACGCAAAATGAGGAGATGCTTACAGAATAATGCCTATGAATATTGATGGTTTTTTACCCTTTACCGATTTCAGTCTTGGACTGGATTTAACCAGTTCTCCGACTGGATTAGACAATCGTTCTTTAGCTTCGGCTTTAAATGTGGAATTAACTCCACAGAAAGGGTTGACAAAAAGAAACGGGTTAAAGATATTAGAAGAAGGAATGCAAC